GAAGATGTAAAGCAAAGCCTTATGGCTGGAGATATGGATCTTTGGATTGCAGCCACTACAAGTGAAAAGGTGTTGATGGCTGCTACTACTCAAGTAGTGGTGTTTCCAAAGGAAAAGAGACTCCGTATAGTTCTTGTCGGAGCCAAGGACAATAGACTTGATGAGTGGCTTGATACTTGTCTTGAAGACGGTTCTGAACTACTGAACTGGTGCAAGAAAAAAGATATCAAGAGGATCGAGTCTTGTGGTAGAGATGGGTGGACAAATGTCCTATCCAAACATGGGTTCAAGAAATACTACACGGTTCTGACAAGGGATGTATCGTAAAATGCAAAACATTAAAAAGACAGTAGATGCCCTTTCCATTGATGAGAAGGTGGATCTCTTTAACTACCTTTACGCCAGCATTGCTGGTCGAGGTATCAATGGCGATACTGAACTGGCTCATGTAAACAAGGAAGAGGCTGCCCTTCTGAAGTCAGTTGGTGGTTCGGGTACTGTCAACCCACATACTGGACTAAGGCAGTACTTTGGTGGAGGAAGCAAGCCTTCGGCTCCATCCTCCCAGACCGTAACCCAGCAAGCAACAATTCCACCAGAGATTGCACCGTACATCACTGACATTCTTGGTCGTGCACAGGCTATCCAAGAGAAGCGTGAAGCAGAGGGTTTTGTACCGTACACAGGCCAGCAGATTGCCGAGTTTACCCCAGAGCAGGAACAGGCTTTCAAAGGCATCCAGAGCCTTGTAGGAACATCCCAGCAGTACATGGACCCTGCTGCCCGTCTAACTGCTTCGGCTGCTACAGCGCCAACTACGGAGTCTGTAGGGCAGTTCATGTCCCCGTACATGCAAAACGTCGTAGACATCCAGCAGAGGGAAGCTCGCAGGGCTGGGGACGTAGCACAGCAGCAGCTAGCCGCTGGTGCTGTAGCTGCTGGTGGTTTTGGTGGAAGCCGTCAAGCAATCCTTGAGGCTGAGCAGCAGAGAAACCTACAGCAGCAGTTGGGGGACATCCAAGCTAGAGGGCTGGCATCTGCGTATGAAGATGCTCAGAACAGGCTAGCGCAGCAGAGGGCTAGAGAGCTTTCTGCTGGCGCACAGTTTGCTGGTCTAGGTGGCTCTGCCGTACAGACAGGACTACAGGAGCTTGGCGCACTACAGCAAGTTGGTGGCGTAAGACAGGCACAGACACAGTCTGCGCTAGATCTAGCTCGCCAGCAGTTTGAGGCTGAAAGGACATATCCAGAGCAGCTACTCCAGAGATACTCATCCGTCATCCGTGGTTACCAGATGGATCCTAATCTCATGCGGTCTACCATGTCGTTCACTCCACAGCCATCCTACCTTCAGCAGTTTGCTGGATTTGGTGTTGGTGCTGGTGCATTGGGCAAGGCATTTGGTGCATTCAAGACTGGTGGACAGATCAAGAAGGGTCTAGCATCCATTGTCGTAAAGAGAAAGAAGGGTGGCAAGGTTGTCGGCCTACAGGCTGGTGGAAATGCAACTTCTGGTGATCGACTTGACAATGCAATCAAAGAGGCTGAAGGTGCGGCTGGAATGGGTCTTGGGCTTATTCGTGCTGGAGTTCCATCGGCGGCACAACAGCAGCAGGAGCTTCAAGAATTTCGTAGGCTTTCAGAAGAAAGCATGAAGAGAAAGCTTGAGGCTGCACAGCTTCGGCAGTCTCTAGCTAATCGTATTGGTGAAGTGTCTCCAGCAGAGCAGGAACTTCTGAAATATTACCAAGGAGAGAGGGCTATGGCTCCTCAGAGGCGTCAGGAAATAATGGCTGAGACTGCGGCTGAAAAGGAAGCACTTAACAGGGCTAAGTACTTTGAGCTTGCTAATGTAGGTTTTCGATTTGCAGAACCTCAAGGGGGCACTGGCGGAGTTCTCTCTGATCTAGTCAGGTCTCTACAGCCATCTGTAAGTGAGTTTGGAAGGATCTCAGCAGCAGAGTCTGGTCTCCTGAAGCAGCAGCGAAAGGAGCTACAAGCTCTAACTGATAGGGAACGGGATATGCTGGCAAAGGAAGCTGGCATTAGTCGTGAACAGCTTAACAGGGAGCTACAATCTGAAGAGATGCGTATCAAGGTTCAGGAAGATACAATTGATCTTGATCTGGAACTTCAGAAGAATATGATGGCTCTTCAGCGTGACTATCGTAAGGAAAATCTGAGTGCTGCTCAAGTTGCTTCACAATATTTGAACCACCTGACAGACTATGCCGGTAAAATAGCTAATGCGAATAAACAAAAGCAGCCAACATCTTCAGATATCAATACCATTAGGGCTATGGTTGCATCTTCTTATGGATATCAGCTTGATAAAGAAACTGGTAGTATTAGCCTTGGTGGTAAGACTCTCCTAAGCACAGATCCTAAACTTTCTGATATGAGTCGAGATGAGGCTAATGCTATCAAGGAATTTGTAGCTGCGAGAGCAGTCGGACAAGATGGCTTTATTGCTGCTTCAAAGTGGGTTGAAAATAGAACAAAAGAGAGACTAGATAGGGCTGTTGCTGCTGATGCTAATCGTCAGCCAGCTACTGATAGAACTACAACCACTTCAGTAGATCCAAACAACCCTGTTGGACTTAATATTCGCCCAAAAAACTAAGGTATACAAATGCCAACAAAACTTGAAGAATTTAGAAAGCAATATCCGCAGTACGATGATGTTCCTGATAGGGATCTTGCCGACGCCCTATACGATAAATTCTATTCTGATGGACCAAATAAGCTAGAGCAAAATGATTTCTATCGACAGATAGGATTAGGTAATCCTCCGTCTGAGCAGGGAGAACTAACAGAAGCTAATAGAGTTCAAAGCCAACAGGGTTTTGATGCTGCTTTCTATTCCGCTCCTCCTCAGAAGACAGAGGAAGAGAAAATCTATGATTACTTTGATGCTCAATCTAGAGCTATGCGTCGTGAGGAAGAAACTGCTGTAAGAAAAGAAAAGCAGGAAAAAGCGGCAGAGACAAGACGAGAGCAAGAGAAGCCTCTGATGAGCATGATTGAAGAGGCTAAAGCAAGATACAATGATCCCAACACTCCATTCCTTGAGAGGGCTATGTTGTTTTTCAACATTGGTCAGATGTCTCAAGCTGCAAGTGGTCCAAGTGTTGCCGCTGCTGGTAGAAAAGCTATCGTGGAAACAGTAACAGCAGTTCCAGAGATGGCAATGCTTGGTCTTGCTGTTATGTCTCCAACATCAGCAGACGCTGTATACCAGTCGGACTTTGCTACAAAGTTAAAGGAGCTAAAGGACAAGGCTGCTGGAGAAACTACTTCTGAAGAGGATATGGCTGCAAACATTGCAACTCTTTTCACTGGTGCTGGTCTAGCTAAGCGTGGAACAAAGGCATTGCTTACAGCTAGAATGGAAGAGGTCAATCGCCAGTTCGGAAAGAAGATTGCAGATGATGTACAGAGAAAGATCCTTGAAACTACAGGACAGACTATGGCTGTCAAGCCAAAGACAATTCCAATTAGTGCAGAGCAAGCCAAGCAAATCTCAAGAGGTTCCACTGGAGCTGCCACAGCAGTTGGTGTAGCTCTGGATGTTCAACTTTCTGATGAAGAGCAGTTTGCTGTAAATCTATTGGGTACAGTTCCAGAGCTAGCTCCAATTGCAGAAGCACTCAAAATCAATCCAGATGACACAGAGGCACAAGAAAAGCTTAAAAGGCTTGGAGAGTCTGCTGGTCTTACGGGTGTAGTAACTGGTTTATTTAAGACGCCACAAGCTTTTCTGTCTGCCATTAATTCCGCTGTTGGAAAGATGAAGGGTGTAAATCAAGCTGTAAATAGCGGTGGGCTTAATGTACCCCCACCATCTCCAAATGCAGCAGTTGTCCAGTCCAACCTTGTACAGACTGGTCCACAGACATTTGAACAGAGAAACATCATTGTAGAGACAATTGCAAAGATCAACACTGCATTTGGAAGAGGTTTGAAGTCTACAGCAAATCTTCCAAATGAACTGTATGAGGCTTACATTAGAAAAGCCAATGCCGGCAGAGGTTACGAGCTTGAACTGAAAAAGACTACAAAGGATCTTCAAAGACTTCAAGATAACTTCAGAGTCTCTGATGACGATATGTCAGCATACTTAGTCAATGGGGTTGACAATAATCTACCATCTCGGGTAAAGGCAAAGCTTGACGAAGTTCGGAATCTGATTGAGACAAATCAATCTACAATCAACTCAGAGCTTGGACTTACCGGAAAGAAAGCTTTGGGTTTAGACTTCAAGAATGGTGAGGTCTACATTACAAGGACTTTTGATGCTACAGATAATCCAGAATATCTAGCTAAAATCAAGAGTGCTTTGGATGGAAAAGCAGCGCCTGTAGCTGATGCTGATTTCATCACAAAGGTAGACAATGCCCGCGCCTATCTTAGAAACATGATGGTATCTAATCCAAATAGCAAGGCATCTAAGAGTTTTGCATCTTTGACTCCAGAACAGCAATCATCCATGATTGACTCGACAATCTACGATATGGTTCAGAACCTATCTGGAGAGAACAAGTCTATTGTGCGAAAGCTTTTTGATGGTACAACTACATCATCTGTTGATGATGTTGGTCGTTCTCTTGTAAAGGTTCTAAAAGCTAGACAAGAACTGGATAAGCCAATTCTGGATCTCCTTGGAGAGGTCAAAGATCCAATTCGCAATGCTGCTATAACGCTACAAAACCAGAATAAACTACTGGCAGAGATTGAGTATCTGAAAACTGTCGAGCAGTTTGCCAAACAAAACAAGGATGTTGTCTTTGAGATTGGAGGACTATTTAAGTTTCTCCCCTCAGTTAGAACAAAGTTTTCCACAACACCGTTTGTCGAAAGCCAGAACCTTGCAGATGTAACAGCCCAATCAGTTGGTAAGTTTGGCGGTACTACTGGGGATTTAGCTAAAATCTTCACTACTCCTCAGATGGCTCGTTACATTTCAAACGGAACAAACCTATGGGATTGGAACAATAGACTTGGTAGTTCTGTAGGAAACATGTTTGCCAAGGTCGCTGGTTTTGGTCAGGCTACTCAGACAGTCCTAGATGCTCCTGCTTATGTTGTCAATACGGTAGGTGCTGCTACGTCTCTGGCAGCTAACGGGCATATGCTTAGCCCTACAGTCTGGAAGAATGTATTCACAAACATGAATACACTAGTACAGCAGATTACAGCTAGGGACAAGAGAGCCGTTGAATACATTGGAAAGCTAAAGACTGCTGGTGTACTAGATACAGACATTACAGGAGAAATTATTGCTAGAAATGCAAATGTAGTTGGAAAGGATCCTGCAAATTTCTTGGCTAAAGGCTACCAGAATACAATGCAGAAGGCAGGAGCATTCTATGGTCAGCCAGATAACTACATGAAACTTATGGCGCATCAAGCAGAAATGGCGCAGCTTAAATCAATGTTCCCAAAGGCATCTGCTGATGAAATCTTTGACATGGCTGCTCGCAGAGTTAGAGATACAATGCCCACATACGGTGTGTCTTCTCCAGTGGTCAGAGAGCTTTCAAAGATGCCCTTTGGTACATATGCCTTGTATCCAACAGAGATCTTCAGGACATCCAAGAACATTGTCAAGTATGCTCTGTCTGACATTGGGCAGGGTATTGCATCTGGAAATGCCAAGCAAGTTGCGTATGGATTGAAGAGAATAAGTGCTTTTGGTGTCACATTGGCAGGTCCAGAACTTTACTCTAGGACAAATAACCAAGCACTTGGAGTATCTGACGAGAATGTTCGTGTTGTGGAAGCGCTAGCTCCAGATTGGGGCAAGGGATCCAATAAGCTTTTCCTTGAAGGGTTCCAAGAGGGTGCTGATGGGACTGTCAAGACTAGATACGCTTCTTCTAGTTCCTTTGATGCCTATGACGTATTGAAGACGCCAATTCGGCTTCTGACTGGAAAGATCCTTGCTGGTGAAAAGGTAGCTGACTTTGAAGTAGACCAAGCCATGAAGGGAATGGCTGATTCTGTAGTTGGTCCGTATACCAATCCTAAGTTCTTCACTGAAGCCTTGATCAACGTGGTTAGCGGTGTAGATGCTAAAACAGGGAAGCCTATCTATGATCAAGCTGTTGGCACAACGGTACTTGACAAGGTAAAAGCCGCTTCGCTTGAAATTGCAAAGTCTCTAGAACCCGGTACAAGCCAAGTTGTTCGGGCGTACATTGACTCTCTAAAGTCAGAAGAACTGCGTAGCCTATATGAAGGTGTCAATGCTTCTGGGTTTCCACTGTCTTCAAAGGATATTGAAGCTTGGGCAAAGACTGGTATCCGTCCAACCACTATGAATGTGGACAAGGCTATCGGAGCTAATCTAGCAAAGGATGTGAAGGCTATCAACGCCACTGAAGCTTCATTCATGAAGTTTGTATCCGAGACTACCGATCAAGTATACACACCTGAACTTGGTAAGAAGATTGTAGATGAATACCGAAAGTACCAGCAACGTAAGTTTGATGGAATGGTAGATCTCTCAGACAAGATCAAGCTTATTGAATCAATGAAATACTTCGACAAGAGCGGTAACGAGAGAAACTACGGTATTGGGCGTATTGTCATGGCTACGACAGATAAGGGTTTCTTCAAGGCTCCAGAAGAGATCTTTTATGCTAGGCAAGGTTCATTTGTACCCGATAGGGTATTTGATAAAACTGATCTTAGAAAGATGCTTCACGACAAGAAGTACCCGCCATCTCTGGTCAATGATCTAGCTCAAGTATACAAAGAGTTTGCTGGTAAGAAACTTGAAAGGGAGAAGAAATAATGACGTTTGTACTTTCACAGAAGAGCGCAATGAAGATGCAGGGGGTTGACCCAAAGCTTGTGTCTGTCATCAACAGGGCTATTCAGCTAAGCGAGATTGACTTCTCGATTACTTGCGGACTTCGTACTCAAGCAGAGCAGGAAGAGCTTTTCAAGAAGAAGGCTACGCAGACACTTAAGTCAAAGCATCTGGATGGCAAAGCCGTTGACGTAATGGCTTTCAAGGATGGAAAGGGTAGCTGGGATCTACCACTGTATGTAAAGATTGCAGACGCAGTAAAGGCTGCTGCAAAGGAGCTTGGTGTACAGGTGCGGTGGGGTGCAGCGTGGTCTGTACCAGACATCAGCAAGTGGGAGGGATCAATGCAGGAGGCTATGGATGCATATGTAGCTGAGTGCAAGAAGAAGGGTACGAGACCCTTCATTGATGGTCCTCACTTTGAAGTACCGTGAAAAGGAGATATGAGTGTCATGGACTTTGGAAAGGTAGCTTCAGGCATTTTAGGCGCAGTCGCTCCCGTATTAGGCACAGCCATTGGCGGGCCTTTCGGAGGAATGGTAGCCTCAAAGCTTAGTGAGATCCTTCTGGGTAAGCCGGATGGATCAAAGGATGAGATTGAACAGGCTCTAGAGAAAGCCTCTCCTCAACAGCTTCTAGATATCAAGAAGGCAAACAACGAGTTTCTTGTGAAGATGAAGGAGCTTGATGTCGATGTAGAGCGGCTTCACTCAGAGGACAGGAACTCTGCTAGAAACAGGGAGATCCAAGTACGTGACAAGATGCCAGCCATCCTTGGCATCCTGACCCTTGTGTCCTTCTTTGGCTTTATTGGAATGGTCACGTTCTCTCCACTAGCTCGTGGAGCCGACATGAACTTCATCACGCTAGCTGTAGGTTGGCTTGGTGGAACAGCTAGTACTGTTGTCTCTTACTACTTTGGGAGTAGCAGCGGAAGTCAGATGAAGAATACAATCATAGCCAACAAGCTAGAAGAGGACAAAAAGAAGTAAGGTCTTCTTACTCTTTAGGCTTTTCCTCTTCAATTGTTTCAGTGGAAATGTCGTAGGACATATCTACTTCTTCAATGTCGTCGGACGCAGACATCTCTTCGGTGTCTTCATCCGGCGACATTTCTGTTTTGGAAGCTTCTTCATCGTCCGCAGACATGGAAAAGAAGCTGCACTTCATGAGGATACGCATGGCGCGTTCCTCTCCCAAGATCTCAAGGCTCCTGACGATATCCTCTTCAAGATCCTTGATGCTCTTGGGGTTCTCTGTCTCAATGCCATCCTTGACTTTGGTGAGAAGCTCTAGAGCCTTTAGGGCGCTCTGAGTGTGGTTATTGTTCTTGGCATACTCGTACTGCTTCTCAATCTCAAGGATAACATCGATGTCAGTGACGCCAGTACTGTCTAGCTCTGCAATCCGAGCAATGATGTCTGGGTTCTTGAGAAGCTTGCTACCGGTAACGCTAGCAGATATCTGAGAGTATCCGGCAGCTTTTGCCGAGGCTGTAGCGTTGCGCGTTACAAGGTAGTTTCGTACAAACTTCTCATGCTTTTCCTGTAGCTGTGGCATGTCAAGCTGCTACCTTTGGAAAGTACTCTGAGTAGTACTTCTTCTTTCCGTGATACGACTTGTCGTATAGCTGGGAGACCAGAGTGTCCTTTCCGTGAAAGTGGATGGTCATGTCGATTTCCTTGTTGTCAAATAGACGCTCGCAATCCTGAGCTAGTGCTAGAAGCTCTCCAGTAGTCCAGAAGGACTTGCCGTGACACTCTACGGGAATGTACTTCTTTCTATCGTCTTCAAGCTTCTCATTCTTCATCTCTTCAGCCATATTTGGGATCGAAGCATCAAACCCAAAGAGATGGAACTGACGGAAGCCGACAATGTGGAACATGCCGATAGCCCGCATGGCAGAGCAAGTACCGCCAGTTACAAAGGTAGCATCATCGCCTAGATCAAGTTTTGTCTCGACGGTGAAGTTCTTTGGGTTGGCTGCTTGCTGGATAGCCTCCGAAAAAGCATGCCAACCGTAGATGTTGTCTGTCTTCTCCATCAAAAGCTTTGTCACGCTTGTGTCGGTCATTGATGCCAGCAGGAACTTGGTCTCCTTTTGGATATCCTTGAATAGTTCAGTACGTACAATGCCGTGTGTAGACGTACCAGTAACTGGTCGTGGATCTAAGATCACGCAAGCATACGGAACAATCCCATTCTTTAGGAGAGTTGGGTAGCTGTGCTTGACACAGATAATCTTTGAGTTGTGCCTCCTTGAGAGTTCCTTTACCTTCTCAAAATCGGTGGACGGACCAGCAGAGACGATGATGGCATGCTCGTCATTGGTAGTGTACTTTCGCACAAACTTCCAATCCTTGATAAGCTTCATGTTCTCCTTGATGTTGTTAAGGATATACTCTTTTGGCATGCTGTCCCTTGGCTGCACAACAATCGGGACCATCATGATATCCTTGCGGATATCCTCAAGTTCCTTGTTGTTCAGAAGGACAACCAGATGGGTAATGCCTCCACCCTTTACCTTGTCAGTCGAAGGTACAACTGCAATGCGCTTGCCTTCATCCTTAAGCTTCTTGAATAACCTGTTGGTGCCTTGATGTTCTTCGCCTAAGATCTTTCCATCAGCATCCTTTGAGAAGTAATCGTCAAACACGATGACTGGGACATTTTTCAGGTTCTCATAATCGGACACTACGGTAGTCTCGCTGTGACCACCATCAATGTATGCAAAGTCAATTGGTGGCAGATTTGCAACACTGTTGGTTAGTGTTACCTTTGAGTCTCCCTTGTGGAGTTCACAGGTAAAGGTCTTGCCCTTCTCCTTCATCTTATCAGCAAACTGCATTAGACGCTCACGAATAGCATCGATTGTGTTATGCCTCTTGGAGTTCAGTTCAACCTTGTCTAGCTCCTCCGTGGCCTCTTCGAAGAGATCATAGCCTGTGTAGTGAACGTCATCAAGCGTCTCAAAGGCAGCTAGGGACATCTCAATGGCTCTACCGCCATTCCAAGTCCCAACCTCTACGATGTGAGCCTTCTTGTCGTCCTTCTTGCCTACGTACTGTCGGACTAGATCCGCAAGCTTCTTGTATCTACTGGCCCTGACATCGGGAGCTACTCCAGTTGGTGCATCCTTCAGGTTGCCTTTGAAGTGGACCATGTACTGGCTTAGTGGAGACTGTGCGAATGCTGCAAGCCCTACGGCATTGGCAGAAAGGTTTTGTACGTGTGCACCATGAGCTTGGTAGATCTTCAGGAGACGCTCAAAGATAAAGCCATCATGCCATTCCCTGTAGGCTGTAACCTCTCCAATGTCATAGCAGCCACGAAGATCAGCAAGAAGAAATGGACTGACATTCTTGTTGAACATGTTAAATGCAATGAAGGATGTTTCGCTGTAGTCAGCATCCTTCCGACCTAGATGAACAATGTCTGCATTTCTGGCTAGGATCTCTAGGAGCTTGTCCTTTGAGAACGGCTTTGTCGTAATAGTGTCAGCATCAAGCCAGCACAGCCAGTTGCCATGCTCTACAGTCTCATCGTACAGAGCATACTGCGTAAGCGCGTAGACCTTGTGACACCACTTGACTGCATCCAGACGCCAGTTGTACGGGGTCTTTCCACCCATCGTGCCATCGTACGTCTTCATGCGCTCACGGTAAGAAAGCATGGGCTTGACTAGATTGAGGTTCCTGTACTCAATCTTAGGTGAAGATGGAAAGTCATTTACTGTCTCAGACGAGCAGTCGTGGAAGTACGCTACAAGCTTTAGATCATCCTTCCAGTTCTCTACGACAGAGAGAAGCATGTTCTTGGCATACTTCTTGAAACCTTCTTCGCTAAACGAAGTTACAAATGTAATCATGATTGCTTGCTCTCTCCCGTGTACGCTTTCCTTAGACGTTCCCATTCGTCCGTGTACGCTTTCCTTAGACGTTCCCATTCGTCTGCGTAAACACCGTCAATGTCTCTGGAAGGACGCCAGTTAGGGTATACCGGACCTCCTGTTGTGAAGTGTACGATTGCTGGGTCAATTGATGGGTCGGAATGACCATCAAGCCAATTCCACTTGTGGTCAAAGCCATGAATAAGGCTTTCGCCGTAGGACAGATTGTACTGATCTGGATCCGGTTTTCCTATGAATGGCTCGTCTAGCCAAGTAAAGCTGTGTAGCCAACTCCCAGTTCGGTAGTTGACGTTTGTAACATCAAGGGACTTGTTTGCTTCGTGGTTGCAGTTAAACATCATCAAGGATGACCAGTTCTTCCTGAAGTACCTTGTCTGTGCAACTCCATCCATCTTGACTTCAGCAGTAGGATTGTAGTCATGCTTGACACATCCAATAGCTTTGTCCATTGGGAAGGTCTCAAATAGCTCAGCAATATCCGCGCGAGCGTACATGTCGCAGTCCATGAATAGGACTAGACCCTTGTGGTTCTCAATATACGGCTTGTAGAAATGTTCAAAGAGGACTGGTGTCAGGAATCTGGTAAAGCTGAACTCCGTAGAGAATGGCTTTCCGTCGATTACGTCAATGTTCTGTCCGTTTACCTTTTCACTCTTTCTGTAGTACAGGGTTAGATCCCTAAGTTCCTTCTGGACAATAGGCTGAACCATAAGCCTAGACTTTGAAAGCTTGTGCAAGGTACTCTTGAGTACTCTTGTGTAGATTGCCTCTTTTGGATCGTATCCAATGAGGACAGTGTAGGTATTAGACATCAATCACCCTTTTGAATTAGACCTCACGTTATTGGTCTAAAGCCCTAACCAATTGCGACATGCTTTATGCATGTATGGCTGTGGCCTTTCTCACTTATCAGTTGATATCAAGCTTCTTTGCGTTCTTCTTTTCTTGATCGATGATATCAATCTGAACTCGTAGGAGACCATTCACGAACTCCGCTGATGTAGCCTTGGAGTTATGTGGAGTAGTGAACTTGCGCTTGAATGGTCTGCGAGCAATGCGACGCTCAAAGTATACGTGTTCTAGATTGTGTCCTAGTGTGTCATCCCTTTCAACCGGATTGCCAGTGATAACGAGTCCCATATCGGTGACCTCAATATCAATCTCTTCTCGACTGAACCCAGCTAGGGCTAGTTCGACATAGAATGAATCTCCCTTTCGATAGATGTTGTAGGGAGGATAGGCTTCTTGATTTAGAGACAGTGGATTCATCATAGCCTCAATGTCGAAGTCCTTTAGAAGTCGTGTCAGCATAGTCTTATACCTCCTATTAGAGCGTATGTGGTTACGTTAGAAGCCCTTAATCAAAGGCTTACTGGTGACGAAGACCCTTTTAAAGGCATCTTCGCCACCAATATATCCAATACTTGATGGAAAGTCAAGTCTTATTTTGTCAGGTCTACAATCTCACAGGCTCCGGAAGCGCAAGCTAGTGTTTGAGTTCCGAAGGTGCTGTCCTCCTTCTCGTAGAGGGACAGTGCAGACCAGTCAATAGTCGTTGGCATGTTCTTCAGCATCCTTGTGTAAGTCTCCTCATCGGTATCTTGATAAGGTGCCTGTGGATAGATATGGTCATCGTGAGGAAGAAACGAGATACCAGAGCAGATGTCAAAGTTCTCGTAGACCCAAGCACCTACAGCCATCCACTCATTGTCCCGTACGTTGATTGTCACTGATGGCTTATGCTCTGTCCAGTTGAGAGCGTACGTCTTCCATACCTCAAGCTGGTCAACAGCAGACATGTCTCGCCTTAGAATTGATCTTTCTGGAGCCTTCATCGGGAATGAGAACACGACAGTATCATTAGGATGGAAGACTTCGGGTTCGTTGGGGATTCCGGAGTCCATCATTAGGCGAGTAAGCGGATCTTTGATGTCGCCACGGACAGTACGGACGTAGTAGTCATTGTGCCGTGCGTGGATGCCGCTAGCAGCGTCAACAAGCTGGCTGACGGTGCCAGATGGCTTGATGCACGTGATAGCTGTCGATTGCTCAATCCCGAGAAGCTCTGACCACTTCTTGTTGACTTCTACAGCGCAGTCACGAAGAGACTTAAGCGTCTCTGGGTCTGGATTGGATGTCAGAGGATTGTCCATGATACCCGTGAGAGATACACCTAGAAGCCTTTCTTCTTTAGTGTTCTTCTGCCAAACCTTGCGTAGGTAGGGGAAGTTCACAAACGTAGACTGGATTGTCCCAAGGATGGTGGCATTGCGGATCTTGACAAGTAGATCATCATACGTGTCGGTGCTACGGACAACAACCTCGGTCAAGTTACAGAACTGGTTGTTTCGTAGAATGATCTCGCTGCAAGGATTTGTCCCAAAGTCATGATTGGAATCCCTTCGACCATTACGCGCTACGTGTCTCTGTGCAGCATACCTAGCAAAGATACCACGTTCGCCACTCTTGCTTTCCACAAGGGATAGCCATTCCTTCATGAATGAAGTCATGAATGGCTTGTCGGTGTACACAGCAGAGTTGTTGGCTAGAGTACGCTGTGGGTTTGATCTCCACCACTCTCCACTCTTACAAACACGCATACGCTCGTCAGAGAGATCTGACAGGGAGATCATTGCAGATCGACGTACACCACCGACCACAACGACATCTCCAATCTTGCACATGATGTCGTGACACTCAATGGAGTTAAGCTTTCTGCCGCTAGCTTTCTTGAAGATGTCAACGACAAAGGAGAATAGCTGGTTCAGAGGCTCCGGACCACTAGCCCTGCCGCCAAAGGTCTTCAAGCGAGAACCAGCAGGACGGATCTTGGATAGATCCCAAGACGGGATTTCTCCGCTGTAGAGCATGGCGATAAGCTTGCGAAGAGCCTTTGCCCAGCCTTCCTTTGAGTCATGGACAACGATGACATCGTCGGATGTAAACATCTTGTCCGGCACTTCTGGAAGGTTGTTGATGGCTTCAGTCTCGACTGAGAAGCCTACACCTGTACCACATAGAAGGATGAACATGGCTTCATCAAAAGACTTGATGTCGTCTACAGCCAAGTAAGAGCAGTTGTACCCACAAGTGTTGTCTCGCTCCAGAGCAGGACCAGCAGTCATCAGCATTCGCATCGACGGCATGACCTCCAGATTGAAGATTGCCTCGCGTAGAATGCTGATGGTTTCTCCGCTATTCTTGCCGAGAACGGGGCGAACTACATTGTCGATGTATCGATCAACAGTCTCTGCCCAAGTCTCCCTTCGGTTCTTGTCCTCTAGCCATCGTGCATAGCGGCTAAGAGCGATAAACGTCTGGTAATCTGTTGGCAAGTACTGTGGCTCGTTAGGGCGATCCTTCTGCTGCATGGCTGGTATGTCCTCAAATAAAAGATGGTTGAAGAGACAAAAATCCCGTCTGGGATCAATGGCTTATCGCTCAAAGTTCCCAGACGGGATGATGTATGTGTTCGTGTGTACTGGTTAACTTAGGTAGGCTTGTCTTTAGTTTCAACCCTGTTATCGTGGATCGAAAGCATAATGATCGCATAGTGAAGGATCTTTAGCAAGTCCTTCCTGTTGTACCCATCCTTGCGACCATACCGCTGCCAGTACTTGAGGATGCTGCCCATGCAGAACCCCTCACCATATCCACTATCGATCATGATCTCCGTTGCTTGCATCTTGCTCTTGGCATAGTGAGCGGAGTACGTTGAGTCAATGTACTCCTTTAGCTCAGCAATATGCTTTGCCTCATTGTATTTATACACAATGAAGTCAGAAGATAGATCTGGATAGATCTGTGTTTCATCCGTGGATGAAGGGATGTTGACGTTGTACTTTACCTGTGGATCGTAGAGATACATTGGCCCCTTCATGTCATTGATGTATGGGTCATAGATTACATCACCAATCTTGAACTTGTCAATCATTGAGGACTGTGTTGATTCGTTTCCTGACATACTTGATCTCCTTTGTCTTTATGACCTTGAATGCAAATGATCGCACAAACTGTGGCTCAAGTCCAGCCATGTCGCAGACATCGACAAAATCTTGACAAGTGACCCCTACGGAAGAGAAGAACCAAGCTTGTGCCTGTGCACGAGCCAAGGCTTCTTCCTCTGGCTCGTTTTCATAGGCTGGTTTAGTAGCATCAAGAAGTGCTTGAAGAATTACCGTACGAAAGAGGATCAACTCTTGTGGGGTTGATGGTCCGTACGAGTCAAGTCTTAGTACTTCTCCGAGGCTTTGAAGGCTTTCTCTTCTTTTCTCTTCCATTGGTTTTCTCTGCGACCTTGTACAGTCTTACTGTATCTAGACTATTGCGCTTCTTCCTAGACCATTGCTTTAGTGTTTCTACGTCCTTTGCATCACAGCATTCAAAGCCGTGTTTTTTACACCAGTCCTCGTATGTCGTGGGGGAGTTCTTGTGTAGCTTGTTCTTCTTGTTTCCAAAGACAAAGTGGACATTGAGGTCGGGATAATTGTACTTGAGCAGTAGATGCTTCTTCCTGTCTTGTGCAGTGAAGTATCCCTTCACCTCAATAAGGACATCGTTGCCCAGTACAAAGTCTGGAGTGTACTTATGGTCTTCTGGAATAGTGCTGTAGAGGATCTTGATTGGTTCAAACTTGGCATCGATACCATTGGATGCTAATGTGGCACTTACCTTCTTCTCAAGTCCAGATCTGAAGTTCATGTTTCAAAGATCTCCTCTACGTCAGGAGTGCTTGCCACACTAGTGAGATAGCGAACACCATTGCTGTACTTGAAGGCTCGGAGACCGGCACCGTTGTTAGAAGATGACCAGCAGTGCTTCTTGAAGTCGCAGAAAGAACATGCTGTTGCAAGCTTCATGTTTCCACTCTTGCCATCCGGTACTGGGTCATGGCAGTGCTTTGGCGGTACTGGAATGTCAACAATGCGCTTTAGGTCTACAATCCTCTTTGAAGGATCGATACGCTCACGCTTGTGGACTTCGTGGAAGTGGATCTCTCCAGAGACCTTGTCGATTGCCACGAAGCCAGCACGATCATGCTTCCCAGCAAACGCATAGGACGAGATCTGGGCAATGTACCCAAATGGATCGTCCATAGACAGAGAACCATCCTTGAACTTCTTGAAGCTGTGTGGTGAGGCAGACTTGAAGTCTACTAGCGTCCCATCGACAACAGCGTCTTGGTGGCCTACTACACCTTCAACTGAAAGCTCATCCTGCTGCTCAGTTACATCGTGTCCTGAAAGCTTTGAGAGCAGGACTAGAAGATGCTCAAGGATATCTCCGTACAGGAACTTGATATGTGTAGGCTTTGTCAGCGGTTCCTTTGGTGCACCGTTTAGTTCATACCAGATCTTCCTATCCGGTTGACCAACCATAGACAGTCGAAGATATGGCGCGCTCCTCTTACGAGTAAGAGAGGAGATGACAGAAGCTCGGACCCCTTCTAGGAATGCGTCGATTGCCTTATCGTCAATCTGCACATCGTTGCTCTCGTCAAACAGACTGTAGATGTCTTCGACAAGAGTATCGATAGTCTTCTTGTTGTTGTAAGCTTCTGTCATCTCAAAGAATCCTTAAGCTGCCTGTCGAGTCATCGACGTTGGATTATTGATCTCGTGATCAAGCTTAAGATACGAAAGCTTGATGCGAGCCTGTTCCGGATTCACAAGCTTGTAGCGAGTGTACCTCTCTCCGGTATCTGACTTTGCATTTACCGTCAGGATCTCTACACCCCATTGACGGAGACGAGAGATCGTGGCAGTTAGGTTCTCACATAGACCCTTCTCGATTGCCGTCTTGCGCGTAACTCGATTGCGACGAAGAAGTGCCATTAGAACTCGGATCTCGTTAGTCATTTGAACTTCTCTCCTTTTGTATGTATATTTCATTTGCTTGTGCCAGTCGGTCCCTCTCCACACCCGACAAGCGAATGTCATCCAACGTCATGATGACCCCTTGTGTGCGCTACTTATCAGAACGGAATGTCATCGGCCACAGCGGCTGAATCCTTCTTCGCACCAACGGTATAACCACCGTCAATGACATCAAAGCCGTCGTTCTTGCCGCCACCGTATGGCACAAGCTCCACAACCTGAACCTTGACTAGGTCAGCAGAGCGACCCTTCTTGCCACGAACGGTGTACTCGTATGGCTGGTACTTGACGTTGACTACGCTGCCATTGCCAATCAGGTCCCCGTTCCAAGGGTTCTTGGCTGCGTCGATGACCTCTGGAGCCTGACGAGGCGAACCATCACGCTTGGTGACCTTGCGCTTGATGGTTACGAAGTCACCACGGTTGTCGTTCTTGTTCTTGATGACAAGACCATCTGCGGCAGCCTTCTTCTTGTTTGCCTCGTCAAGAGAGACATCAAGAGACCAGCACGGCTCAAACGTAGTGTTTGGGGTAATAAGCGAAGCCCAATGAGCCTTGCCAGAGATGATCGTGTACTTGTTGTTGGTAGTAGCCATTTCCTTATCTCCTTCTGAAACATATGCCAAGCCAAGTAATCTTGGTTGGATTGATACTCTATCAAGTCGGCTTTAGACTGTCAAGAGCTTTCTTCGCATCAAGTAGATCCCTCATGTCCTTTAGCTGACTGATCTTTACGTTATACATGTCAGTCTTGGCTGTAAAGTTGTTTGAAGGATCAAGTTCACCCTTCTTTATGAACTGTGCTGCATCAAAGTACTCCTTTTTTGGAAGATATCCGAGAAGCCATCCGACAGAGAGATCGGACTTCACGCGAGTGAAGACGTAGTAGGTACACTTCTGCTTGATGTTGAATGCGGATATGGTGCAGTCGTAATCAAGCTTTGGAGGCCAACCAGTCTTCTTTGTCTTTACATCAATGGACTCTCCATTTGGTAGTTCCATGTCGTAGTCGTAGGAGTGCCTTAGAGACACGCCAACGAAGTCAGCTACTAGAAGTTCACCAATGAACCCGTAGATATTGCCGCCGCCTTGCATGATTGAGTTCTTGATCACTCCCATTTCATCGGAGTAGATGCGGGCTTTTGCAATCATGTCTATCGGGATCTTGGTTTCAATTATCTCGGGCATTTGCCTTTACTCCTTTAGTGTGTCTCGCACCAGTTCTTACCGATCTTGTACTCTGAGGCTAGCTTGCACCTTACGCCCAAGCTGTCTTGAGTCGCTGACATGGCAATCTTTGTCATGTTGCCAAAGCTTTCCGCGTGTTCTGTTAGAACGTCATGCTGGTACTCGTCGTGGATAGACGCCACAAGCTTGGCGTCAAGATTGTTCAAGGCCACCATGTCTCTGATATGGGCGAGCCAGCTCTTGCAGATGACTGCTCCGGCCCCTTGGATTAGAAGGTTGAAGGCGGCGTGAGGTTCCCTGACAATCAGTCGTCTGCCGTCAAGACCGATAAGATAACCTCTCTTGGCTGCAATGTCAACACGTTTGCGTAGCGTAGCTAGAGCAGGGACGTTTCTCAGGAACTGCTCAATCAGTTCAAGTCCAACCTTTGCGTCTCCTCCAACGATGGATCCGATCTTGGCAGGACCGGCACCGTAGATGAATGCGTAGATAAACGTCTTTGCTTGGTCTCTTGTCTCAAGTCCAGCAGCCTTCTGATTAGCTGTGTGTACGTCTCCTTCGACTACTTCCTTTGCGAATGCTGGGTCGTTAAGGTAGTGAGCCAATGCCCTTAGCTCAAGCGACGAAGCATCGCATCCAACGAGAGAGCGAGAAGGAGAACTAGCTGTCCAACACTCTCTGGATTCCTTGCCGTAAGGAGAATAGGAGGCAGGAACTTGGGCAACATTAGGAGAGTGGTGTGCCATTCTCCCACTGATTGCCCTAAGCGTAAGTACGCTACCGTGAACCTTCTCGTCGTCATCGACAACATCAAGCCAAGACTGAACCTTAGCAAGTCGATTTTGAATGAGAAGGAACTCGTATATGAGTTGGGCTTCCTTGATTTGAACATCTTTGAGTACTGCCTCATCTACAGTTGGATGACCAGTTTCAGTAAACTTCTCAGGCTTCCAGCCCTTCATCATCAAGTGTCGTGCTATCTGATGTCTGGAAGACATGTTGAACTGCTGGTACCCGATTACCGAGTGGTCACCAGCTACAATTGATTTGTCTTCAAGGTGATTGAGACCAACAGACGAAAGAGATCCATCCTTCTTCAGTCGGAGTGTGTAGTCCTTCACGAAGGATGGTAGTGGCTTGAATACCTCTTGGACTTCTCTCTCAATCTCATTTGACTTGTCCTGTAGACGAGCAGCAAAGCACATGGCTTTCTTGACATCAAGCCTGAAGCCATAGCTTTCCTGCTCGTCAATGATCTCTCGTATCCTGTACTCAAGGTCAATGCTTCTCCTGCTGATCTTCTTCATCTCTGGAAGTAGACACATCCAGACCTTGAACGTCAACTCTACATCGTTTATGCAGTACTTAAGCATCTCGTCAGAAAACTTGGAGAAGTCATTAAAGTCTGACTTTGGGTAGTTCAGTCGCTTGCCCCAAGATTCAAGGCTATGTCCACCATCCCTAGCAGGATTGAGTAGCTGGCTAAGGATGAGAGTGTCTTCGATTGACTTCAGGTTGATTGCTGTACCGACAAGCTTGTTGAGTGCTGGAGCATCAAACGAGATGATGTTGTGCCCTATGAACTTGGTGACTAAGGATGCAAACTTAGGGAAGTCGGTAAGGCACTCGCCTTCAGACCAGTGCCTTACCTCCCCAGTCTTGATGTCCTTCACTACGATGCAGTGGATGACCGTAGGTTGAAGGCTGTCTGCTTCGATGTCGATGATGCATTCCATGCCCAACCCTTCTTCAAGCTTAAGCGCCGCTAGTTGCGGCAGCGGTTAATTTCTATTAACCAACAATCTTACGAATGTCGGGAGCCATGTAGTTTGGTCCCTTCACTACCTTTCCATCATCACGGTAAACTGGCCTACCATCGTTGCCAAGCTTTGAGAGGTTGGAATTATGGACCTCTTCAAAGCATTTGTCAAGATCAATGCCGAATGCGTGACCGGCACCGTAGACGACATACAACAGGTCTGTAAGTTCCTTGGCTAGATTGCGAAGCTTTGGTGGATTGTCGCTTGACTCAAGTAAGTCAAGAAACTCTGCTCCAAGTTCTCCAGCTTCTTCTGCAATCAATACCATTCGTAGGTTAATAAGTCTTTTGTCAACTGTGTTCATTGGAGATGTCTTTACATCTTGTCCCATGCATCGCATGAACTCTCCAACTTTCTGGAAATTAGTTTGCATGTCTAGCTCCTCCTGTCTGTTAGATGTCGATGTCATTGCTAGTAGACGCCTTCTCTGTGTCACTGTCCCCAAGGTTCTCAACCTCATGAAGTCGTCCCGTTTCCTTGTTGAAGAATAGATG